TTTGATGCTACATTTAGATATGACGGGTCAACTAGCCCCGTACTAGAAACAAACATTCAAGGATCAGGTAGGGCAATTTCTCTGGTTATAACATCAACAGGAACCCAAGCACCCTATAGCATTAGTGGGTTTTCCATAACTTATCAGGATGCAGGATACAGATAATGGCAGGATACACTAGACAATCAGCAGCTCAAATTGTTAGTGGTGAGGTTATATCAGCATCACCACTTAACGCAGAACTAAACCAAGTATTAGCAGCATTTAATAATTCTACAGGTCACGCACACGATGGTACGGCAGCAGAAGGCCCACCCATAGATCGTATAGCAGATGCAGATCAGAAGAATGCTATATTGATAGATACCTCTAACAATCATATTGAGTTTTATACGGAGGTCAGTTCTACTGCTACACAACAAGTTCGTATCCAAGATGGTGCGATAGTTCCTATAACTAGTAACGATATAGATTTAGGTACTACATCATTACAGTTTAAAGACTTTCATCTTGATGGTACTGCTAAAATAGACACTCTTACGGTTGATGATAATGCTACTGTAGCTGGTACATTAGGAGTTACTGGTGCTTTAACAGGTACAAATGTAACTGCATCTACTGCATTTTTACCTGATGCATCAGACGGAGCATCGTTAGGTACATCATCACTAGAGTTTAGTGATCTGTTCCTTGCTGATGGTGCAGTAATTAATTTAGGCGATGATCAAGATGTTACACTAACTCACGTAGAAAATACAGGTGTTTTACTAAATAGTACTAATCAACTACAATTTGGAGATAGCGGTACTTACATACATCAATCTGCTGATGGTGTATTGGACTTAGTATCTGACACTGAAATAGAAATAAACGCATCGACTGTAGATATAAATGGTGCGGTAGAAATTAGCGGTAACGCAACTGTAGGTGGAACACTTACTTCTACTGGAGTAATAACAGCAAACAGTAACGTAGTTGTAAGTAGCACTAATCAACTACAGTTTGGAGATAGTGGAACTTATATACATCAATCTGCTGATGGTGTGTTAGATCTTGTATCGGATAGTGAAGTAGAAATAAATGGTACTACAATAGATATAAACGGTGCTGTAGATATGAGTAGTACACTAGCAGTAACAGGTGCAGTTACAGCAAATGCTGGAGTAGTTGTAGATAATATTACAATAGATGGAACAGAGATAGATTTATCATCTGGAGATCTTACTGTAGATGTTGCAGGAGATATTATACTCGATGCAGGTGGTGATGAGGTTATATTTAAAGATGGAAGTACTAATGTTGGTCACGTTAGTATGGACAGTGACAACTTAACCATCAAATCACTTGTAAGTGATAAGGATATGATCTTTCAAGGTAATGATGGTGGATCAGGTATTACTGCATTAACACTAGATATGTCAGGTGCAGGTGCAGCTACATTTAACTCTACTGTTACTGCTACAGGATTTAGCGCAGGTGATGGTAACATAACTAATGTAGGAGATATTGCTGTTGACTCTATCTCTGCTGATGATACAGATATTAATATAGCTGTAACAGATAACTCAGCCACTGCATTTACAATTAAACAGGGATCAGATGCTTATTTTATTGTTGATACAGCTAATAGCAGTGAGTCAGTATCTATTGGTACTGGCATATCAGGTACTGCTGTAACAATAGGACATGGTACATCTGAAGTAACTATAGGCGATAACTTAACTGTTACAGGTAATCTTACAGTTAGTGGAACACAAACAGTCGTAGATACTGTTACGATGAATGCAGAGAATGCCGTAGTATTTGAAGGTGCTACTGCTGATGCACATGAAACTACACTTACTATAATAGATCCTACTGCTGATCGTACAATTAACCTACCTAATCAGTCTGGTACAATCCCAGTACTAGCTGCTGTAAGTACAACGCAAATTACATCTACACCAGAAGAACTAAACATATTAGATGGTGTTACATCAACAGCAACAGAGTTAAATATACTTGATGGTGTTACATCCACTACTGCTGAATTAAACATATTAGATGGTGTTACATCTACCGCTGCTGAATTAAATATAATGGATGGAGATACTTCAGCTTCAAGCACTACAATAGCAGATGCAGATAGAGTAGTTGTCAATGATGCTGGAACCATGAAACAGGTAGCGGTTACAGATTTAGCTGCGTACTTTGATGATGAAATAACTGCAATGCCTAACCTCGTAACTACAGCAGCTACTACAGTAGGAGCGTTAAATAGTGGTAGTATTACTTCTGGATTTGGTACAATAGATACTGGATCTTCTGCAATAACAACAACAGGTGCAGTAAACTTTGGGTCGTTAAATGATGGTTCAATAGGAATAACAGCATTTGTAGATGAAGATAATATGTCTTCTAATAGTGCTACATTAGTTCCTACACAACAGTCTGTTAAAGCATACGTAGATAGCGTTGCAGGTACAGCTAATAACGTAACGGGATTAACTGCAACTGGCGCAGAGTTAAATGTACTTGATGGTGCAAGTGCAGGAACTATAGTAAATAGTAAAGGTGTTATATATAGTTCTGGTGGTAAAGTAAATGCTACTAGTTTACAAATAGCAGGTACAGATCTTACTGCTACAGCTACTGAGTTTAATTTACTAGATGGTGGATCTACTGTAGGCACAACTGCTGTTGCATCTGGTGATGGTATACTCACCAATGATAATGGTACAATGAGACAAACTAGCTTAGACACATTTGATACATATCTTTCTGCATCAACTAAGACACTTACAAACAAAACGCTTACTGCACCTAAAATAGTTGAT